ATTATGCAACATCACTCCAATTAGGAGACTGTGTTGTTGTTACTGTTGAATAGTTTGGAGTTTGCGAATCATCTACTAATCCCCATACTAATAAATCTGTTATTTGTCCTGTTGCTAATACATTTTCATTATCAACAGACATATTTGCATCTGCTTGTACTGTTTCTGTTCCTAGTGCAGATGTTCCAGCTAATCCTGTTATAGAAAGAATATTTACAGTTACAAGACCTAAAGTTCCTAATCCAGTTGTACCTACTACATTAGTAGGAAATACATTAGCATCACAAGTTACTGTTTCGTCACCAAGACCTACAGTTGATGCAGTTCCTGATACACCTGTGATTGCAAAACCAGCAGCTACTACTGAGTTTAGTGCAGATGTTCCTACTACACCTGTTTCTGCTACATTAGCATCACCAGTAACATTTGCTTCATTACCTAATGTGGTAGTTCCTGCAAGTCCAGTTACAGCAACAGATACTGAAGTAGCACCCCAGAAGTCTTCACCCCAACCAGCACGACCCCAACCTGTTGCCACTTAAACTCCTATGCTATTCTTATAACAGCGTTTGATGCGTCAGCAGTTGGAAATGTAATAGTAAAAGAACCTGCTGTAGAGGTTTTATCGCCACCAAAATCAAATACAGCTACTGCTGGATCACCTGATGCGGTGTCGTTAAAGATCATACATCCTCTAGCAGTTATAGTTGCTGTACCAAAAGTTAAATCAGCAAAGTCTGTAAATGCAGTTGTTCCTGAAGTAGAAGGATTAACTCTAGTTAAACTAGAACCTTTAGCGGTGTAATTAGTACCAGTTGCTTCATTAGTTGTAGTGTAAGCAGTTGTAGCTGCTGACATAGTAGCACTTGATGTATATAGAGCTAATTTAAAATCATTACCTCCAGAAAGTAAAAAGTTATGTTTTGCTTCCAATAGTTCTTTTTTGAAAGACGTACACATTGCTTGTGTTATAGCCATTACAGCCTCCTTATTATATTTGCTAGGTCAGTTTGACCTTGTTTTTCCAATTCGTTGCATATTGTACACATGTGGTTTTTTATTCCTTCTTGTATGTAATGTGCAACAACCATTTTAGTTCTTGCTCTAAAAGCATGAGCTTGAGCTTTAATTTCCATAGGTGCAGTATCACTTATAGATATTAATTTGTTTGTTGCCATTTCAGCAACCTCTTCAATAGTATGTCCTCGATTGTCTGTAGTTTGTACTCCTAAATCACCTATTGATATTTCAAATTTGTCTGTGTGCATTAATATTCCTTTGGTTCTACTGGTTCAGATAAGTTTAAATCTTTTCTACCTATTATTCCAACAGGCTTTTGTTCTTCTTCTATTTGTATATCTGATAATCTACAAACACTCATATCAAAACCATTTTGATAAGCAACTTTAGGATTATCTAATCTATGATAGCCATATAGTTTTTCTTCAAATCCAACGTCTGTATCTAATAAAGTTGATCTAGGTGCTATTTCTATCTGAACTCCAGCATCTATACATTTAGACAACCAAAACTCTACACACCCTCTACCAGCTTCTGCAAAGTGCATATTGCTTCTATAAGTATAATCAACTCCAAAAATGCTTATCTTATTTACTTTATTCCACAAAGCATAAGCTATTACATATGGAATAGTATTATTAAAGTAAGCACATCCTAAATCACGAACAACCGACTCTATAGGATATTCTACTGCACTAGGAACTCTTTCATCTAACTCACAGGTGTATATAGGAAATTTACATAAAGGCAATTGTTTCCGCATCATAGGTGTCATAGTTCCAGCATCTTCAGTATCAAGGAATCTACTCATTGGGTCTAATATAAAAGCTCTGTCTATATTAGGTAAAACTCCTATCATTGCATTGATTGCCCAAACTTCGTCAAATTCAACGCTGTGTGTCTGTGAGAGATGAAAATCTATTTGACTTTGACCCATAGCTACAATTGCAATATTTTTGCCTTGTAGCGTTGTTATGGGATCATTAGACATCTAGTTTTCTTTGACCATCCCTATAAGCATCTTTTCTATTATATCCATCAGATAATAAAGTAAGTTTTTGTAATGCTTCTTGAAATCTTTTTTCGTAGTTAGCCATAATATCTGGCTCTCCTTTCATAAAAGTATACGCTTCTATTAAGCTAGCATAAAGCAATAATTCAGGTGAATTAGTTCCTAGCCAACTAGTACCATCAGATGATGCTGTAATTGATTGTGGAATATAGTAATAATGCAACTCAACATCCAATGCAGAACTTGGACTTGGACCAACTATAAAAGTTGTATCATCAAATTGTGCATAGTGTTTAGGTGTTCCTGTTGAACTAGCAGAAGGATAAGCTTCTCTTATAAAACTAACATCCGTACTTATTAAATAACTATAATTGTTACTACTATCTAAAACTGCTAATGAAAAAGGATATAAATAATCACTAGGAGTAGCTAAGTATTGATTGCCATTAGTAAATGTTCCTGTGACATTTTTTCTAAAATTAGGTAACTCTACAGATTTAACTATTCTATCTTCTGCTTGTTTTATAACTGTAGGTAAATTAGTAACAAAAGTAGACTCAGTATTTTGAGTATAATCTTGTATAGCTGTTTTTAATGTTGTAAATGTCCAACTCATTCTGTACTCACTTTTAATTCGCCAACTTCACCTTTTATATCTAATCCCATAGTAGAAGAACCAAACTCAGTTACACCTCCTCCTATAGGATCAAAAGCATAATAGCTTGTTGATTCTACTTCTCCTGAATCAACTCTAGGATTATATAAATTTTGTGGATCAACTATATTTAGTTCTCCTAATTTAAGTTGTGGTTGATCTTCGTCTAAACACTCATAACAAACTCGTAAACCATTTCGTTTGCTATCAAAAATTTCATATTGCAACTCAGATAATTTGTATGTAAATCCGCATCTGTCACATTGACCTAATGCTTTTTTTCCTCTTGCGTATGCCATTACTTACCTATATGTTGCTAGATCAGGTACAAATCTAATTGGTGCTCTTTCTCTATCAGCATCACTAACCTCATTCCATAACTCTTCGTATCTTTGTTTAATTAATGGAACTCTTTGTAATGCTTCAGGATTTTTAGTAGCTAAGTTATATGCCAAAGCATAAGTTAAACAAGGCAGATATCTTGATGGCACATCAGCATTGTTACTAGCTATAGTTCCTGCATCTTCTATTTTTTGTATATAGTCATAAACTAAAGTGTAAGTCTCAGCAGCATCAGGTGTTGACCATAAAACTATTTGTAATGTTCCTGTATTTTTATCTACAAAAAATTGTGTAGGCTTAGATTTATTTAATTTATTTGCTTGATGATTGTATTCAGTTCTTGAAATCCTATTTAGTCTTTGATCAAACTGTTTATCAACATTACCTGCATCTGTTCTAATAAAAGCATCTATTACTTCAATAGCAGAACTATCTAGACTATATGTGTTAGTTCCTGAACTTAGAGTTACAGTACCTTGTTCTACTGTCCAAAGATTAAGACCTTTATTTTGCCATTCTAAAAAAACAAGATTAAGTGCTCTTTTTGCACTTCTATAACTATAGCCTGAACGTAACTCAAGACCACATAGATCATAAGCTTCTTCCATTATGTCGCTTAAATCTAAAGTAAATGTATGAGTACCGCTTGTTGCCATTTTCTATCCTTTTTTAATTCTAGTTATAGTTATTCCAGATTTAGTTTTGCTAATCTTTTTTTTAGACGCAGGTGCTTTTTGTATCTGGTTTTTCATATTAGTTCTTGATATTGCCATAGTATTAGCACTTCCATCTTCTACGAGCCTGTCTTATTCTTGAATTAGGATCGTTTCTTGTTTTAGCTGAACTTCTTTTTAATTGACCTAAAGACCTAGCACAGTAAGACTTTCTGCGTTTTGCAGCCTTACTTCCTTTTTTTACCTTACCTGTTACTGCTGTGCTCAACTTAGAACCTGGATTTGCTTTGCGATACGCTGCAACTCCTTTCTTAGTCATACCAGCACCAGACTTAGTAGGGCGATAGTTTGCACCCTTACCTTTAGTTGTTTTGGGTATAGGGTTTTCTCTTTTTCTTTTGGTCATTAGAACTGTATCTAGCTCTTACCACCTCTAGCCGTGCCTTTAGATGATTTACCACCACCTGCCATGCCTTTACTTCTTTTCTTTTTCATAGCTGGTTCAGAAGTCATACCACCACCAAACATTCTACTAACGTAGTCTCTGTATTGTTCAACTTTAGCTTCTTTACCAACTTCAGTTTTCATACCGCCAGCAGCCATATATTTTGAATTTTTCATTCCTGACTTGCCACCGCCAGCCATGTATTTAGTTTTTTTACCTGCCATTTTGTCTCCTTATATAAATTAGATAAATATAATACTCCGTTTTACCAGAGTATTATAAATATAGATAATACTACTTTTTCTTAGTAGTTGTTTTTTTTGCTGTAGTTTTTTTCTTAGCTGGTGTTTTTTTCTTTGGTTTTTTACCGCCAACATAAGCTTCATTAACGTCAGGAGTAGAAGGATCGTCAGCAACAAGTTGCCCTTTATCATTTCTAGCCCTTTCTCCATTCATCTCAGCACACTTGCGTTCTGCATCTTCTAAATCAGGATCAGGACCAAATACAGGTCTATAGATACCATCTTCTTCTAGATGTAAAACTTTGTACTGAGCAGGAAACTCACCAGTTTCAGAAATTACATAATTTTTACTTTTAGCCATAATTAGCTCCTATTAATCAGAATACACTTTAACCATTTCTAATGTAATGGAATAAGTGTCTCCTGAAGAATGACCTTTTGTGGTAAATAAAATGTCTCCATTTTTACCACTACCTGCATTATTAGGAAGTCCACCAAAATCTGTAAAGTCCATATGTCCATTACTACTTTCAGCTAATTCCATTAAAAGAACATTAGATGTAGCATTTAAAAACATTTGAACAGACATACCAACAATGGCATGGCTTACTCGCAATACTCTAACTTCAGAACAAGATACACCTGCTGAGTTAGCAGATAAAGCAGATACATCTACTTTAGCTACTGCGGATTCGCCACTACCATCGCTGACATTGGTAAATTTCATAATACAGTTTCTCTCACCATCTATGATGGTTTGAGTAGTTACTGCATCTGCCATTTTTTACTCCTTAACCTAGATTCATGTTAATTAGTGAGTATTCTGTATTTGCTGACACAGCCATTACATCACCAACTTCTTGTAACACGTTATCTGTTGCTGGAGCTACACCACCTGCTGTACCACCTGAACGAACTGCTGCATTGCCTACAACTAAAGTTCCTACAGTCAATAAAGCTGCTGGTCCTTTAATTACAGCCCAACCATAGTAGTCAGCTGTCATATCAATAACAGTAGCACCCATCAACGCACCTGTTTCTGTAGCTGGAGCTACAATAAGGTTAGTGTTTGGATTCTCTATAAGAGATAGCTGTGAGCTTGTTGTCAAAGCTGTTTTAAGGTCGTCATAACAAGTAATAACAACAGAAGGGTCTGACGAGTGATCGTGTGCTGGGTTAGATTTAACTCTAAGCATTTGACCTTCACCATTTACATCATTTACCCAAAGGTAGCCATCTGCATATTGGTTTAATGTTAAGTCAGTTCCGTTTGTTTCTACAGAAATAGCAGTTTCACCTGCTGCAACTGCTGCTGTTGCTGTCATATTAGTGTGGTCAGAAACTATAGCTGCGTGTTGTAAAAGTTTACCTGCTGTTACCGCAGTTCCACCTATTTCAACATAACGATAAACATTGTTTCCGTAAACAAGTGTTGACCCTAAAGGGAAAAGTTGTGTTGCACTTTCTGAATAAGGGTCAGCAGTACCATATTGACTACCGCCTTTACCTATTATTAAATCTGCTGGTCCATAACCTGTTGCAGCAGCATATTGAATATGTCCACCGCTATCAGTATAGACATTACCATCAGAGTTAATTACTAGTCCGTCAGTAATTGCACCTGTGGTTGAATTTTTATCGACAGTTTTAAAACCGCCTTCAGACCTTACTGGTCCATTAAAAGTTGTATTAGCCATAATTCCTCCTAAAGGAAAACATCTATCATCTTGGCAAGTCTGCTAGGTCAGTTGATAGACAAATTAAAAATCCCTAGATAAAAAAAAGGGAGACCCGTAATGAGCCTCCCTCTTAAAGTTCTTACGAACTACCTGGTGATCCAAAGATACCTAGTGGATCAGATACTCCAAAGGAATATCTTTCTCTAGCTTTGTATCTAACATTACCAGTATCAAAGTCACCATCCATAGATGTAGTCATTGGACTTCTGACGAAATGCTTCATGCCATCAGGAACATCAGTAGTGATAAAGAAAGCATTAGTATCAGTTAAATAATGATTAACTGAGTAACCTTCTGGAATCACTCCATTAGTTTTGATTGCATTGATGTCATTGTCAGCAGTACCGACTCTGTAGTCACTTTGCAATAGTCTAGTAGCAACAAACTGAAGATCAGATGGTACTATTAGTTTTCTTGGTCTAGCTGCAATTTTAAGACCTCTTTCATCAGTATATTTACCGATTTGAATAATTGCATCCTCGAGAGATGTTTCATTCAAGTCAGCACCTGAAGAAGGTCTATTGCTGTTAGTTCCACCACTTACAAGTGGGTGAGCTGTGCTAAATAAAGCAACACCATCACCTGAAGAGAAAGTTGTAGAGAATCCATTATTTAATGGAAACGCTGCTTTCACTTGTTTTGTGTAAGCCATTGCACGAGCCAAAGCTTTAGTATATCTACCAGAGAGAGAAACATAGAGGTTATCCTCCATTGCTTCTTCTGTGATTGAATAGCCCATAGCTATTGTTTCGTGTGTGTAACGAGCTACAAAAGACTCTTGTGCAGTATCATAATTGATAGCTGAACCTTCATCTTTTACTGGAGCAGCTCCGAAACCTGACAACTTGAGTTCTTCTTCAAATGATCTTTCAGAATTCTCAGTTGCATAAATTTCTTCGTGCTCGTTCTCGTAGTTATTATATTCCTCTCCAAACAGGGCATTAAGTCCTGGAAGAAGCTGCTTAAGCTCATTAGCTCTTGATATAGCTGCCATAATTGTACTCCTTAACCAATACCTGTTGTGTTGAGCAATTGATGCCCTACGTTAAACATAACAAGCACATCAGTATAACTATCACCTATAGCACTATCTGGACCATCAACAAAGTCAACGAGTTTTAGAGGTAGTGTGTTAGTGGTAGCTGCTGTGCTCCCGTCTACTGCGTTTTTGCTTGTACCGATTGTTGTACTTCCAGCAGTTTGTACAACCGCAAAGTTTTTACCAAGATCATCTTGAGTAAGAGCTTCATCTGATTGCATCTGCATAAGTATAAAAGGGTCTGTAGCAACATACGCAACAATATCATCCGCAGCAGTTGAAGCTGGGAAATATTGATTTGGTGTGAATTGACCAGTTGTTGGGTCTGTGTAAGCACAACCAAGAAAAACACCAATAGGTGTACAAGCCGTAGTACCAGTATCCTTTTGGATAGTAGTATTAGGATTATCGTCTGCCCATTTTACAAAATCACCATAAAATATGGATGTGCCAAAGGCATTTTTAATTTTGTAATGAGTAACTTTTCCTTGATAAGGGCTTCCAACAATTGTTCCAACAGGTCTAGCTCCGTGAGGAGTTGCACTTGACGACATAATTGTCTCCTTATATTAAATTAATTATTAAAGACTCCTAAGAATCTTTGCCAAAAGTTGTTTTTGAATTACGCTCAAACACTTGTTTGGTCGCCATTCTCCCATCCTGATCTTTAAAGTACACGTTATCAACAGACTCGAGTTGAGACTGAGCTATATTAGCAAAGTGTTCATCTCTAGCTTTCGCTTTTTCTGCTGGCATCTTGCACAATAATTGTCCACCTATTTCTATATTACCTTTCTTTGCCCACTCTGAGTTATGATCCATCATATGAATTTGCAATTCAGGATGATCTTGCAGTTCACATGGTATCCATCCCTCTCGAAAGCGTCTTGATACATTAGGGTTATCAGATTGTCCTAAAAGGGCAGTTCTAATATACCTAAATACCCAGCCTTCTTGTGGATTAGGTGTAGGTAGGTTTGACACATTTTCCCAATCTTGTGTGTGTTGGGTAGCCTCTCGGCTTTCTGTTCCCCTCGGGGTACGCTCTTGGTCTACAGGAGTATCAGTAGAAACTGCCTCCACTTCATTAGTGTTATTATTTTCTTCTGACATTTAAGCCTCCTTCAATAATTGATTTGCGTATTGCTCTGGACTAATACCAAGTTGGCGAGCTAGCTTAACTTGAGTCTGAGTAAGACGTATTTGCGTGGGTTTTTTGTTTCCGCTATCCCTCGTTGCGGATGCAACAACTGTTGATGGTTGTCGTTTTGGTGCTTCTTCTTGAGATACTTCTACCTCTGGAGTTGATGTTGCACCGAAAAAAGTTGGAAATTGTTTACGCATAGCGTTATCAACTTCATTGTAATATTCTTGTGATTTACTAGCAGGGTCTATGCCTTGTGCTTGTAAACTCTGATCTACATACATTGCATAGGATGTCATCTCTTTATGTACAGGTTCACTACCCATAAACCAAGGATTTTTTTGTGCCCATGCTTGCATATCAGGATCAGGTTGTGCAGCTTGTATTTGAGGCTGCGGTAAATTCTGTGCTATTTGTTGTTGAAGAGTTGCAGCCATATTAGCTGATTGTTGTTCAGCTAATGTAGCTTTTGACAATAACTCTTGTGCTTTTGTCATTTCATCAGCATTACCTTCTTCGTAAGCTTTTTTAAATGCTTCTTGTGCATTTTGTTTAGCCCATAAAGCATTGTTGTGTGCTTGTTTATTTAAGACTTCTCCACCTTGATCTACCATAGCTTGTAGTCTTTGGTTTTCAGCCATAAGTGTCTGTAGTCTTTGTACAGCTTCAGCAGACTCTCTAGATGCTGCTTCTTTAGCTCTACGTTCTTCGTGATACTCGTATTTAATTTTAGCTATTCTTTCACCAGCTCTTTTACTGTAATCAGAAATTTCTTTATCTACAGTTTCATCATCTATATCTGGTGAAGTATCTTCTGCTTTAGCAGGTCTGCGATCTTCTTCTGGAGTATCATCAACAACCTCTACTTCTAATCCTTCAGGTATTTGGCTGTCTATTTCTGTTTGTTTACCAAAAAATTTATCCTCTGTTGATTGAGGAACAGTTTCTGGAATATTTGGTTCTTCGTTTATTATTTCGGTATTACTCATGCTCTAACTACTCCTGTAGGATCATCAACTACTGCTTCCACAGTATCGTCATTAATTAAACGAAACTCTTGTCCATACATTTTCATGCGAGTGCCTGAGTAACCACGAAAGACTACCCAATCACCAACTTTACACCAAGGTCCACTCGGAAATCTTTTGGTGTCGTTATAGCATTCAGGTCCAAGCTTCATAACATATCCGCAAATGTTACTTACTTCTTCATCTCTAATAGTTTGAGATGCTTTAACAATACCACCATCAGTTTTTTCTTCTGCTTTAGGCATAGCTACTAATATTCTCCAACCTGCGGGTTCTGGTAATTGAGACTTAGTTTCTTTGCTTATATCAGGTGCTTTTACGCTTTCTGGTTCTGGTATTTTTACTTCTGCTTTACTCATATTATTTGCACGACTTAAGGAGTCGAGTTCCTATTCTGTAAGAACCTTTTCGACATAATCTAAAAGTTCTCGCTCTGCAAGGGCTAAACCCTCGATAATGCCAGTCATCTTCTGATAGTCGTTATAATCTTTACAAGCTCCAGAAGCTATATGATCGGCATGTTCATTCATCATACCACGCAGCTTTATCTTCAGATGTTCTGAAAGTGATAGCTGTGTGATATCATTATTCATTCGTAGTGATATCTTTCACTATATCTTTAGCCATGTCAAGACCAAGCTTATATTCTTCTAAAGCTTGTTTTTTATCATCTTGAGCATTTTCTAGCAGATCGCTAGCAGTTTGCTGACCTATTCTAGCTCCAGCTATTTCTGCTTGTGTAGATATCCTTTCACGTTCTATTTCATCTCTATTGGCTGCTTTCGCTGCTTCTAGCTGAATCTTAGCTTGACCCTCTTGTGCTTTACGTTGTAACTCACCTTCTTTAATAGCCACTTCTCTTTCTTTCATTTGAATAAGTGGGTCTTGCCTTTGTTGTTCAATTCTTTCCTGTTCAGCTCTTTGTTGTGATGTACCAAGAACTCTTTGTGCTGCTTCAGCTACTAGGGCTGAAATACGTTTCTCAACATCTGCTGGTAATGGCTCACCTTCTGGTGGAAGCTCAACACCCATTTCTTCTTCAATTTGTTTTCTGAACTGCATTGTAAGATGTTGATTTACATAATCAGAAGCTGCTGCAAGTATAGTAGGAGCTTTTGGACTCTGTTGAACTATCTGCATTATTTCAGGATTCTGTTGAGCAGAAGCTACTGTAGCTATATGAGCTTCATGGTCTTGTTCCATAAACGCTTTAACAGGTTTACCATTAATTAAGTTTTGTACTGCTGTTACAGGATCAACTGCTTTAATATCATCTGTATCAGGAACAATAGCATCTACATCTTCTATACCTAACACTTCAAGCATTTGTCTGTGTAGTTCTGGCAAGTTATACATCTCAGGAGATGATTGTGCCAATTGCATTGCAGCTTGATACTGCATAATTCTTTGAGCCATTGTTGCTGCATTAGGATCAGATACAGGCAGTATGTCTACTCTATTATCAAAGTCTGAACCCTTAATAAATTCTTCTTCATCCATTTCGTATGGATATGCAGGTTCTGTAAAGTCTTTAACTATACCTACTAAAATATCAAACTCTTTTCTCATAGAAGCATGAAGTCTAGCTTGTACTGCACTCATAACTTTTTGATTACGTTCCAGTAAAGCAAGTGTAGTACCTACAGGTGCTTGGTTGTTCATGTCTGATATCTTCATATCAGATATGCTGGCAAATCTTCTACCTTCTTCAACTATGTTTTGTAAAAGTTGATATAGAGTTCCTGATGGTTCTTTGTATGGTAAAAACGTAATATTGTCTCTAATAGCACCACCAGGTACATCTACATCTCTAAACTCTCCAGGCATTATAGGAGTATCGTCACCTTTAATTCTGAGTCCTCTAGCTTTTAATCCACCAGGGAGATTAGATAATGTTCCTGCATCTACAAGTTGTCTAAGGATAGATGTGGCTGATTTAGCTAAACCACCAACCATATGTATTAAACCAAATCCATAAAATCCTAAACCTGGTAGGTATTGATAATGAACAAAGTGCATTCTTCTAATTTTGTTTGCATCATCTTCGTAATAGTTTCTACGAATACTTAATATAATTCCACTTGGATAATCTATTGTTACAACATAGGGTATAGCTATACCTGTTTGCTCACCTTGACCATTAGTATCTTCAAACCCTTCTAGGTCTAAATCTACTTGCATTTCTAATATGGTATGGCTCTGATCGTAGCTATAAGTATCTTGTTCCCCTGTTATATCGTTATATTTTTTAGTTATATCAGAAGTATTCTGTGATCCAGCAGGTAGTTCTATATCTCTATAGAATCCATTAACTTGCATTTTTCTAACAGAATTAGAAGACTTACGCATTACATGAGTAGCACGTTCACAAGTCTCTAAATCACTAGCACCATAATTAACTACAACATCTTCTGCTGGTACAAATATAGAACTTGGTCTGTCTAAGCTAGGATCAAAGTAAACTT